GTACAAAAGATGGTTGCTAAGATGCGCGAAGAATTTAAAGAAGAAATTAAGTTTGATAAACAAACAGCGACAAGCATGTACTTGGAAGCGCACCGTAAATCGATAACAGCGACAGAAGAAAAAGTTATCACCGATTCATTGTGCAAGCTCCACGGTCTATTTGCTCCAGAGCATGCTACACAAATCAACATCAATCTGGATAGAACTGTAGAACAACTAGAGAAACTACCAGATTCTGAATTACTTAAGATAGCAGGAACTGATAACCAATATCTTATGCCTAAAAAGGATGGAAATAAAAAAGATTGAATGCGTAACGTGTAAAGCGTTGCATCCAGATACACTGTACCCCAGTGATGATCAGATTTGTGTGTACTGTAAAGCCGACGAAGCAGAACGTATTGAAGAGCCCACAACTGAAGAAGCTGTACAAGAGCCGACACCAGAAGAAACTGCACAACTAAAAGCCCAGAAAGAACTTGCATTACGTGCGTTGTCACGTAAACATTTGTTACCGTTCGTAGAACGTTTCAATCCAGACTATTTAGCAGGTTGGGTACACAAGGACATATGTCTACGGTTGGAAAAGTTTAGTCAAGATGTGAATGACAGAAAGTCACCTAGACTAATGCTATTTATGCCACCACGACATGGTAAATCTACTTTGGCTTCTGTTGCGTTTCCAGCTTGGCATTTGGGTAAGAATCCTGAACATGAGTTTATTAGTTGTTCGTACTCTGGATCGTTGGCCATGAACTTTAGTCGTAAGGTTCGTCATCAACTGAGAGAACCTAATTTTAAAAATGTCTTTTCTGGTGTATCGCTCGACCCTAGTTCGCAGTCCGTAGAATCATGGAATACAACCAAGGGCGGTGGTTATGTAGCAGCGGGTGTTGGTGGTGGTATTACTGGTAAAGGAGCGCACGTGTTAGTCATCGATGATCCAGTCAAGAACAGAGAGGACGCGGAATCCGAGTACAATCGGGATGCGGTCTGGGACTGGTATACATCTACTGCGTATACACGACTCGCTCCGGGCGGTGGTGTACTCGTAATTCTTACACGATGGCACGATGATGATTTAGCTGGTAGGTTGCTACAAGCGGCAGCCGCGGGCGCGGATCAGTGGGAAGTTGTTAAGTATCCAGCCATCGCTGAGAAAGACGAAGAGTTTAGAGAAAAGGGCGACGCGCTTCACCCAGAGAGGTACAGCTCAGAAGCTCTGACCCAGATTCAAAGAGCGGTAGGTCCACGAGACTGGTCGGCGCTGTATCAACAGAACCCAGTATCGGACGAAGGTGAGTACTTTAATCGAGAAATGATTAGGTATTACGACGAAAATGAAGTAGACTTTGACAGATTACGGTTCTATTGCGCATGGGATTTGGCGATTGGTCAACGAGAACGTAATGACTACTCTGTAGGAGTGGTTGTTGGCGTTGATGAATACGATAATTTATACGTTGTAGATTGTGTAAGAGGGAAGTACGACGGTTTTGAACTTGTTGAACAAATATTGGATCTCTTCGAAACGTGGCGACCACATGTTGTCGGTATTGAGAAGGGTCACATAGAGATGGCATTAGGTCCGTTTCTACAGAAACGTGTTCGAGAACGTGGACTTAATGAAGCTTACTTTAAAGATTTAAAAGTAGGTAGACGAGATAAGGAAGCGAGAGCTAGAGCAATACAGGGTAGAATGCAACAAGGCATGGTATACTTTCCGAAAGATCCGGTATGGGTTGGTCCGCTGATTGCGGAACTTTTGCGTTTTCCAAACGGGGTACATGATGACCAAGTGGATGCGTTAGCATGGATAGGATTAATGATGACAGAATTTTCTACTTTTGTAGAGAAGATAGAACATGAACCGTCTTGGCGAGATAAGCTTAAATATCTAGTTAAGAGTGATAAACGTAAATCAGCTATGAGTTCTTAATGAATTACAGCAAAAAGAAGAAAAAGTTAAGTACAGAAGAAGAGCATTCAATAGCAACTAATCAGTTTGAGCGTTACGAACGTGCGCGCGACAATGGTCACCTCGACTATATCGAGACTGCTAAAAAATGTGATGCTTTCTATCGAGGTAATCAATGGGATCCGGCTGATGTAGCCACACTAGATGACGAAGGGCGTCCTGCTCTTACAATCAATACAATACTTCCTACTGTTAACGCTGTGTTAGGTGAACAAAGAACTCGAAGAGCTGATGTTAGTTTCAAACCTAGGGGTATAGGTAACCAAGATACTGCTGATATTTTAACTAAAGTATTTTTACAAATATCACAAAATAATAAATTAGATAATTTAGAGTCTACTGTTTTTGCTGATGGTCTTATCCAAGACCGAGGCTACTTTGATGTAAGAATAGATTTTACGGATCATATCCAAGGAGAAGTGCGTATAAGTACCAAGGATCCGTTAGATATTCTGATTGACCCTGACGCCAAGGAGTATGATCCCAAAACTTGGAATGAAGTATTTGAAACTAAATGGATGAGTTTAGACCAAGTAGAAGAACAATATGGTCAAGAAGTAGCAGATAAACTAAGAGTAGCTGCAGAATATGGTAGCACTATGGGGCAAGACTCTGTTGAATATGAAGAAACACGTTACGGCGACACGTACACCGGTGTAGAGTACAACCAAGGTAGTACAACTAACCCAGAAGAGAACAGACAACTACGTGCAATTCGTGTTATCGAAAGACAATATTACCAACTCAAAGAATGTAGCTATTATGTAGACAGAGTTACGGGTGACATGCGACAAGTTCCCGGCAACTGGGGCGAAAGAAAGAAAAAGAAATTTGCTGATGATTTTGGTTTAGATATGGTAACTAGACAGGACCGTAAAGTACGTTGGACAGTAACTGCAGACAAGTGTGTCCTATTTGATGACTGGTCACCATACGAATGTTTTACAATTGTCCCATACTTTCCTTACTGGAGAAGAGGTAGACCGTTTGGTATGGTAAGAAATTTAATATCTCCACAAGAACAACTAAACAAGATAAGTTCACAAGAATTACATATCGTAAATACTACAGCTAACAGTGGTTGGATTGTAGAAACAGGGTCATTAAATGGTATGACTGCTGACGATTTAGAAGAACACGGTGCGGAAACTGGTTTAGTATTAGAGTATAATCGTGGCTCATCTCCCCCCGCGAAGATACAAGCAAACCAGATTCCCACCGGCCTAGACAGAATAAGTCAAAAAGCAGCCCTTAACATCAAACAAATAAGTGGTATTAGCGATGCGATGTTAGGGACTGATTCACCAGAAGTATCCGGGATTGCAATTCGTGCAAAACAGAATCGTGGTGCGATGATGATACAAGTGCCATTAGATAATCTAGCTAAAACTAGACAGCATTTGGCAGAACATATATTAAGATTGGTACAAGCATTTTATACCGAAGAACGTATCATACAGATAACAGATGAGTCTGATCCAATGCAACCCTCGGTTCCTATCGTGTTGAATATGCAAACTCCAGAAGGGCAAATCGTAAATGATTTAACTTTAGGTGAGTATGATGTTGTTATAGGTACAATGCCTGCTAGAGATAACTTCGATGAAGCTCAGTTTGCAGAGGCAATAGAATTAAGACAAGTTGGGGTACCAATACCAGATGATATGATTGTACAATATTCTCACTTGGCACAGAAAGGAGAGATTGCACAACGTATACGTGCTATGCAAGGTATGACGCCACCTACCCCAGAAGAACAACAAGCAGCACAATTTGCTGCAGAAGCAGAGATAAGAAGAGTACAATTAGAGCTTGCTAAGATGGAAGCAGAAGTAATGAATCTGAAAGCTCAAGCTCAATTAAATACTGCAAAAGCGGCTGAATCTGAATCTGAACCACAACTTAAAGTAGCTGAGCTACAAAGTAAGATGAAGATGAAAGAGCAAGAACTCGCCTTACGTCAACAATTGTCAGCACTGACAAATGAAATGAGGCAAGGACAAAGTGAAACCCAAGCGGCAGCAAAAATTGCAACCGCAGCTATGAAACCATCAGGAGGTAGATAATGGCTGAAGATAAAAATAATGAAGAATTAGTATTCGAGGGTATGCCCGGTGCTGATGCAAAAACTGAAGAGGATGTACAACCTTTTCAAGTAGATATGAACTTTGAAGACGAACCCAAGGAGGAAGCCGTTGAAGAAACACAAGCAGAAGAAACAACAGAAGAAGAACCTGTTGCAGAGGAAACAACAGAAGAAGTTGCAGAAGAGCAAGTCGAAGAGCCTGTTGCACAAGAAGCAGAAAGTGAAGAGCAAACAACAGAACAAGAGAGCGTTCCGACAGATGATGGACAACCTGTGGAAGCAGTGGAGGAAGAACCAGAGGTAGAAACTAAAGCGCCTATGGTGCCTAAGTCTAGACTTGATGAAGTCCTTGCAAAAAATAAAGAAATGCAAAAGATTATTCAAGATATGGAGGAAAAAACTCCTGAGACAGAAGCTCCTAAGTACGATTTTGTAGCTCAAGAGAAAAAATACCAAGATTTTGTACTAGAAGGTGAGACCGAAAAAGCGGCGTTGTTAAGAGAAGAGATAAGAAATGCTGAAAAAGAACAACTTATGTCTGAAATGCAAAGCAAAATGGGTCAAACTGTACAACAGGATAGGGAGACTCGTGAGTTACAACAAAAAGCCGAAGAAATAGTCGAAGTTTTTCCTATTTTTAACCCACAAAGTAAAAATTATGATGAAAAACTCTCTAATAAAGTGATGGAGTTACGCGATGCTTTTATATATCAAGGGTATGGCGCAGCAGATTCTTTAGCAAAAGCTACAGAAGTTACTTTATTAAGTGAAAGACCTGATCTTTTACAAGGCGGAGAAGAAGTAACTCAAGACCCTGCACCTCAGCTTAATAAAGTGGTACAAGAGAAGAAGGCAAAAGCTAATGTACAGAAAAAAGTAGCCGCTTCGCAGTCTCAACCACCACAAATGAAGGGTGAAGCTACTCAAAATAAGAAAGTAGTAGACATAAATGTAATGTCAGATGATGAATTTGGTGCGCTACCGGAAGAAACTTTACGTAGATTACGTGGTGACTTTGATTAAAGAGTAGTATATCATTTAAGAATTCGTTGGTTGGAACGATATCCAACAACTGGTCGTTCAGTATAAAAATCGTTTATTTCGTCTACAACGACGTTAACTGTTCGAGGTCGTGCTCGTAAAACTAACGGTATCGTATCCCAACGATAAAGGGTATACGGGATATCGCCCCAAATAGCGATTGGTTATTTTATTAATTTTTATTTGGAGGGCCTAATGGCTAATACAAATTTCAGCGCGTTGACCAGTGAACA